GCGTACATCCGCAAGAATCCAGAGCTGGCGGGGCAGGTCGTTCTTCGTGATTACATTGGCGAGATCGCTCGCGCCGATGGTGGCGGCAAGATTCTCCGCATGGCGTCGGACCCGAACACCCTGCACGGCTACAGCCCGAGCCTAGTCGTGGCTGACGAGCTACACGCCTGGACCAAGCCGATGCAACGCAAGGCGTGGGCGGCATTGACGACGGGTGGTGGCGCTCGAAAGAAGACGCAGACCTTCACGATCACGACCGCCGGCGACGCCAACGAGCGCGACGAGTCGATCCTCGGCAGAATGGTCAACCGCAACGAAGCCGTCGGTGACGTGGAGAAGATCCCCGGCCTGACGATCAGCCGCAACCATGACGCGGCTACCCTGATCTACAACTACAGCGCGCCAACGAAAGACCCAACCGACATCGCAAATATGCGGCTGGCGAATCCCGCATCGTGGATCACGGACGATTATCTCCAGCGCCAAGCGAACAATCCTGAGCTCTCCGTCGAGGAAGTCTTGCAGCTGCACGGCTGCGTTTGGGTCGCAGGATCTTCAGCATGGATCAGCGCCGACTGGTGGAACAATGCGATCGAACGGGATGCGAAGATCCCCGAGGGGGCGCGCGTTTCGATCGGCATCGATGTCGGCATCGTCCACGATGCGACGGCGTGCGTGGTTGCGTACCAGCGCCCGGACGATGAGAAGGTATTGATTGAGGCGCAGATATGGACGCCGCAACCCGGTAAGAATGTTGATCTTGCGGATGTCGAGGCGCACCTTCGTGAACTGACGGCGCGCTACGCGGTCGCTGGCGTCTTTTACGATCCGCGTTTCTTCGAGCGATCCGCGCAGGCGCTCGACGATGAGGGCGTGACGATGGTGACGATGGTCCAGTCGTCGGCGATCATGGCAGACGCGTACCAGGCTTTCTATTCGATGCTCGGTGAGGGGCGCATCGTCCATGCCGGCGACGATGCCGAGCTCGCGGCGCACGTCCTTTCGACGGCTGCCGCGCAGACTGATCGGGGCTGGAAGATCAGCAAGATCCGTCAGCGTCAGCGCATCGATGCGCTGGTCGCTGCGGTGATGGCTAACTATGGGGCTATTCTACAAACAGAGGGAGAGCAAAGTGCGCCGGGATTCTACGCCTTTTAGGGCGGCTATCATATGTCTACAAGTGTTAGGCGCGATCATTATCTCGACGGGTGTCGGGCTGATGTTCGTGCCAGCAGGAATCACCCTAGCCGGAGCGTTCATGATCGCGTTCGCCGTCGCAATTGAGAGGAACTAACGAATGCTAGGCGGACTGTTCGGGCGGAATAATTCTGAGGAGCGATCGATCTCGTTCCAGACTATCTTCGCTTCGGGCGATTCGCTTGCATTGACGACGAACTCCGGTGTCACGATGAACCAAGACGAGGCGCTCAAGCTCGGCACCGTCTACGCGTGCGTGCGCTTGATCGCTGATTCGATCTCGACTCTGCCTATCGACACGTTCCGCCGCGATGGCACCGAACGCATCCCCTATCCGCGACCGGTCTGGCTCGACTTGCCCGAGGTTGGCATGTCTAGGACGACGCATTTCTCGCAGGTGCTGATCTCGCTGCTGATGAACGGCAACGCCTTCATCCGCATCTTGCGCGACGATCAGGGCATCGCTGGCCTAGTCGTCTTGAACCCGCGCAAGGTCGAAGTCCAGCGCAACAACGTAACCCGCCGCGTCGAGTATTCGATCGACAATGGTCGCGAGATCGTCCCGCATGATGAGATGATGCACCTAACCGAGCTCTTGCTTCCGGGCGAGTTGCGTGGACGTTCGCGCATCGATCTGATCCGCGACACGCTTGGACTCGGTAGGGCGCTCGACACTTTCGCCCAATTGTTCTTTGGGCAGGGCAGCACGCTGGGAGGAGTCATCGAGTTTCCGGGCGCGTTGACGCGCGAGCAAGCCAAAGACCTAAGCGACTCATTCGAGGAGCAGCACCGATCCGTCCGCCGCTCCCATCGTCCCGGCGTGCTATTCGGCGGCGCAAAATATTCGCAGACCTCGGCGGCGCCTAATGAGGCGCAGATGTTGGAGTCTCGCCAATACAGCACGGAGGAGATCGCGCGCGCGTTCCGCTGTCCGCCAGCGCTGCTCGGCGTGACGACTCCCGGCGCGATGTCGTACGCATCCGTCGAGATGAACGGTATTCACTTCGTCACGTACTGCTTACGCCCGTACATCGTCAAGATCGAGGATGCCTACAGCAACCTGATTCCCGGTGATGCCTTCCTGAAGATCAACGTCGACGGCTTGCTACGCGGCGACCAGGCTAGCCGATACGCATCTTTCTCGACTGGCATCCAGTCCGGGTTCCTCTCAATCAATGACATCCACCGGTTAGAAGACATGCCGCCGGCGGATGGTGGCGACGTGTACCGAGTGCCGCTTGCGAACGTCGATCTGGCTGCTGCGAACCTGACCGAGCTGGAGAAGAAGACCTCGATCGCCGTGAAGCTCGTGCAGGCTGGATTCGATCCCTCCGCGACGCTTGCGTCGCTCGGCTTGGACGCGTTGCCGCATACGGGCCTCCCGTCCGTGCAGTTGCAAGGTATCGCGCAGGTCGATCCAGAAGATCCAGCGGCGGCGTATCCGGTGTCTTCGTGACGATGACGACGGCGCAGATCAGCGTGACAACGGCGGCGACGCTTTTGTGTGCTGCTAATGCGATGTCGCAGCGCGTGACAGTCCATAACAACGAAACAAGTCAGCAGATCTTTCTAGGCGATTCCGGCGTGACGATTTCGACGGGTATCCACTTGGACGGCAAACAGGAGCGCCAGATCATCCTCAATCCGGGCGAGGGCTTGTGGGGAATCTCGGCGAATACCAACTCTGTCAGCGTGATGATTCAGAAGATGGCATAGGGAATGCCTTACTTCATTAGCGATCAGCAAGCGGACTGTGCCGGGTGGGCGACGGTCAAACAAGATGTCGGCGGTGATCTGATTGTGATTCATTGCCACGCGACGAAACAGGAGGCGATCGATCAGATGGTAGCGATCTCGATCAAGGAGGGGCTGGAGCCGGGTGGGGAGCGCGTGCTGCCAGACAATTATCGACCGGCGCTCGCCGAGGATGTCCCCGATGGGCGCGCATGTGGCAACTGTTATTTCTATGACGAGTCGAACGTGCAGGATGACAAGGCGTGGTGTGAGCGGTGGGATGAGTACGTCAACGGCGCTTACTACTGCAACGCTTGGCAGCCTGACGAGGGCGACGACGCTGATGAGCAAGAGGCCGGGTATCGTGCGGTTGATCTGATGCTCCCTGAGTACGTGATGGAAGCCGCAGCGCGCGGCTTGGAGTATCACGCGGCTGGATTGTCTGGCGATGGTGTTGTTGATCGCACGATCCGCGAAGCGCGTCTGATGGCTGATGGAGAAGTATCCGAAGACAAGGTGATCCGAACGAACGCATGGGCGGCGCGCCACCTAGTCGATCTTGATTCCGAGGATAACCGTGACCCCGACGCTGAGGGATTCCCCGGAGCTGGCGCAGTTGCGTTCTATCTTTGGGGAATCAACCCACTAGATCCGCAGCCAGCAATCGACTGGTTCGCGTTGAAGGCAGAGCAGATCCAAGCAGAAGAGCGTAGCGCGTTTGTCGTTAGCGAACCTCGCGGTGCTACCATTGACGCTATGACTACTGCCGTCGAGACACGTCGAATCACCGTCAATGAGTTTGAGATCCGCGATCTCGGCGAAGGCGACGGAATGGCTTTCACGGGTTACGCTGCTGTCTTCAACTCCGAGTCAGAGCCGCTGCCATTTATTGAGCGCATCGCCCCCGGCGCGTTTGCGAATTCGCTCTCTTCGCGTAATGAGATCAAGATGTTCGTGAATCACGACACCACCCGCGTGCTGGCCTCGAAGCGTGCCGGTACGTTGCGACTCTCTGAGGATTCTCACGGCTTGCGGGTCGAGGCCGACTTGCCGCCGACGACGGACGGCAAGGATCTTGCAATCCTGATGAAGCGTGGCGATGTCGATTCCATGAGTTTTGGATTTAGCGTTCCGAGCGGTGGCGATACTTGGTCGCCGGACGGTGCAACGCGCGAACTGCGCGAGGTTCGCTTGCATGAAGTTTCTATCGTGACTGCGTTTCCGGCATATACGGCAACGAGTGCCGGCGTTCGCAGCCTTGACAATCTTGCTGCTGCTACTGGCGCCGACGCTTCGCAGCTTGATGCTGCGATCACGAAGCTTGAGGCCGGCGAGATGCTCGACGAAGACGCAGCAATGCTGATCGAGTCCGTCGTGCAGAAGCTGCGCGCCGATACGACCATCGGTGCCGAGGCCAAGGCGTCGCTAGACATGAAGCGCAAGCAGCTTGACCTTTTGTTCTCGCGCGTCTAGACGTACTTTTGCGCTGTTACCATTGGGGTTGTCTGATCTGCGGAGCCGCGGCAGGCGCACCCGGTGCGGAGCCGCGCGGGACATCCGTTAGACCAAACTTTTGATTCTTGAAAGGATCACACCGCATGTCTGATTACTTGAAGCGCCAGAACGAACTGCGCCTGAACGCATGGGAAGAGGCAAAGCACCTGCTCGACGCAGCTGCCGCCGAGTCCCGCGACCTGACCGCCGAAGAGAACGTGATTTATGATCGCATCTCCGAGGACATGGACAACCGCGCTCGCGTCATCGAGCAGATCACCAAGGACGAAGAGCGCGCACAGCGCCTCGACGTTGCTGCCGCTAGCGTCCGCACGGACGAGGTTGCACCTGCCGACGACGACGACACCGAGGCTCTCCGCAAGCTTGCTCGCGGCGAGGTTCGTTCGCTCAACTTCGAGAAGCGCGACGTCTTGAAGAGCAACACCGGGGCCCCAGTGGCCACGTCATTCTATGATCAGATCATTCTCAAGGCTCGCCTTGTTGGTCCGATGCTCACCACCTCGACAGTCCTCACGACTGCCGGCGGCGAAAACCTCCAGATCCCTCGCGTAAATACTTACTCGGCTGCAACGATTGCTGCTGAAGCCGGTGCTATTGGCGAGAGCGATCCGGCTTTCTCGGCATTCATCACGATGAGCGCGTTCAAGTTTTCGTATCTCGTGCAGGTTTCGCGTGAGATGATCGAAGACTCCGGCGTCGACATCCTCGGCTTCCTTGCCGACCAGGTTGGACAAGGCATTGGCTTCAACGTGAACGCGGCCTTGACAACTGGCACGGCCACGACGCAGCCGAACGGTATCGTTACCGCTTCGACCCTCGGCGTTACTGGTGGCACGGGTACGACTGGTGCATTCACAGCCGATAACCTGATCGACCTGGCCTACTCGGTAGACGGGGCAGCCCGGATGTTGCCGGGTGCCGGCTACATGATGAACGGCAAGTCCATCGGTGCTGTCAGGAAACTCAAAGATACGGCCGGGAATTACGTTTTCGCGCCTCGCCTCAACGAGAACACCCCCGACACGCTGCTCGGCTTCCCGCTCTACGAGAACCCAGCAATGGCTGATGCAGGTACTGCCGTGAAGAGCGTAATCTTCGGCCACCTCCCCAGCTACTACGTTCGTCAGGTCGGCGGCATTCGTGTCGATTCTTCGAGTGACTTCGCGTTCTCGACGGATCTGGTCACGCTCCGCACGATCCTTCGCGTGGACGGCAACTTGCCGCAGGTCAGTCACGTCAACCACTTCATCGGTGGCGCATCCTGATCGATAGGTAGAATGGTGGCTACCCGGCAGATCGTTTGTCGGGTAGCCACTATTTTTTTTGGACGGGGGAGTATGTCGAATCGCGCGACGCGACGCCAACAGGCGAAGCACACAAAGCCACCAGCACCACCACAAGCCGAGGGCGTGACGCGGCAGCGCGTGCTTTGGGCCTCGAACGCTCCATTTTCTGCTACAGGCTACGGCGTCCAGACGGCGCAGGTTGTTCAGCGCCTAACGCGCGATCAGCACGAAGTAGCAATCGCGTGCAACTATGGCTTGCAGGGCGCGGAGACTACTTGGAATGGTGGGGTAAAGCTGTATCCCTGCGGGATCTCCGGTTATAGCGATGATATCTTGAACGCGCACGCGCAGCATTGGGCGCACGGCACCGAACTCCCCAGCCTGGTCGTGATCTTGTTTGACGTGTGGGCGCTAGAGAATCCGGGCATAAAGCAGATCCCGAAGATCGCCGCGTGGGCGCCAATCGATCACCAGCCAGCACCGCCCAAGGTGCTGCAATGGTTGAAGCGTCCCAACGTCAAGCCGATCGCGATGAGCCGATTTGCCGAGCGGATGATGGCGGACGATGGCATCGAGTCGATCTATGTTCCGCACGCTGTCGAGCCGGTCTTCAAGCCGACACCATCATTCGCTGATGCGGATGGCACCCTTGTCACGGGTCACGAACTGATGGGCGTCAAGTCTGATCGCTTCGTCGTGATGATGAACTCTGCAAACAAGGGCAGGACGCCAGTCCGCAAGTGCTTCGGTGAGAACCTGCTGGCGTTCTCGATCTTCGCTGCCAAGCATCCTGACGCGATCCTGTACCTCCACACCGAAGCGTCGGCGATCGCAACTGGCGTAGACCTCCGGGCGCTGATCCGCGGGTGCGGCATCCCTGAGAATCAGGTCTGCTTCGTCGATCAATACCTCTACCGGATGAACCTGCCACAGCAGGCGCTAGCGTCGCTCTACAGCGCCGCCGACGTTTTGCTGGCGACATCGGCTGGCGAAGGCTTCGGCGTGCCCGTAGTCGAGGCGCAGGCGTGCGGTACGCGCGTCATCGTAAGCGACTGGACTGCACAGACCGAGCTCGTCGGCGATGGCTGGGCGGTCGAGGTACAGCCTCTCTGGGATCCGTACCAGGACGCGTGGTTCGCCACCCCAATGATTCCGCGCATCGTTGACGCGCTAGAGGAAGCGTACGCTACCGAGCGCGGACCGAGCCAGCAGGCGATCGACTTCGCTGCCGACTACGATGCGGATATTGTCTACGCAAAGTATTGGCGTCCCGCGTTGGAGCAGCTTGCAGCGTGGGACCCAGCCGCGGCATGAGTGGACTAGCGACCGTCATCATCCCGGTCTTGAACCGCTACGACCTGCTGGAGCGTGCGATCGGCAGCCTCGGTGAAGTCGAGCGCCTAGTGATCATCGACAATGGCGACAACCTCGGCGACGAGGATGTCGATCTCTGGCGAACCGACGGGCAGATGGAAGGCATCGGCAAGACGTATCTATTGACGATGCCGTCGAACCTCGGCGTTGCGACAAGTTGGAATCTAGGGATAAAGGCAACACCAGAATCGGACGGGTGGTTACTCTTGAACTCGGACGCGTACTTCGCGGATGATGCGTTCTCGGTCTTCGCCGGCGAGACTGACGGAGTAGACGTTCTGCAAGCCGGTCGCCCACCGTGGTGCTGTACGTGGATTAGCAGCCGAGCCATTGCCGAGGTCGGCTTGTTCTGCGAGCGATTCTACCCAGCGTATTGCGAGGACATGGACTGGCAGCGGCGCGCACAAGTCTGCGGCATCGGTTTCGCGGGATCATCGGCTCACGTTCAGCACGACAACTCCAGCACCATCGAAGCATCCCCGAATCTGAAGGCGCACAATGCGCGAACGCACGCAGCGAACGCTGGATACTTTGACGAGCGTTGGCGTGACGTGGCAGACAACCAACTCCCACCCGATGCTGACTGGCGGTTGTCGACTAGGCTGGCTAACTCGTGGAATGACGACGGCGGCGAGTGACTACTTCCCTCAATATCGAAGCCATCCTCGGACGACCAGAGCATCCACCAGAGATCGATACGCCGCTGGATGAGTTGCAAAGGCACCGCGTCCTTGTTACCGGTGCGGAGGGCAGCATCGGATCAGCGATCACCATGCTACTCAATGATCGTGGTGTGTCTACGATCGGAACAGATATCGCCGATTGCGACGTGACGAACCGCACCATGCTCGCCGACGTGATGGCGCGGGTCAAGCCTACGCTGGTATTTCACCTCGCGGGTGCCAAGCACGCGCCAGACGGAGAGATCGACCCTCTCGACGCAGCGACCATAAACATTACTGGCACCGCGAATGTCGTCCGCTCGACCAGCGCGCGCGTAATCACCGCCAGCACATGCAAGTCATGCGACCCGGAAACCGCTTATGGGGCAACTAAGCTAGTGGCTGAACGCATCACGCTCAACGCCGGCGGCAGCGTGGCACGCTTTTACAACGTACCCGAGTCGTCCGGCAACGTGTTTGAGATATGGAAGGCGCTGCCAGACAGCGATTCAATCCCGGTCACAATGTGCGAGCGATATTTTGTTTCGCTCAACGAGGCTCTAGCACTACTGCTCTGGGCGGCGGTGCTAGTTCCGGGGCGATATGCGGTCGCACCTGGACCACCGCGAGATATGTTCTCGGTTGCCCGCGCGCTCTATCCCGATCGCGTGCGGGTAGGTATGCCTCGGCGCCGGGGCGACCGAATGGATGAGCCTCTGCACGCTGCCAGCGAGACTCTACATACGACCATCGTCCCGAATATCGTCCGCATCGAATCGCCCCACGACCCGGATGCGGCATGATTATTGACGAGACACGCGGAGCAGTCACGATCGGCGAGGGCTGCGAGATTGCCGAAACGGCGATCCTGACGGGACCGTTGACGATTGGTGATCGCGTCTACGTCGGCGCGTATGCGGTGATTGGGGCGCCGGCGCAGCATCGCGGATCGTATCCCTGTTCGCTGGATTCCAAGCATCGCGCCGAGGGCGTAACGATTGGCGATGGTGCGTGCGTGCGCGAGTTTGTGCAGGTTCACCAGGGCATCTTGCGCCCAACGATCGTCGGTGGTGATTCGCTGCTGATGGCTGGCGCGCATATCGCTCACGATTCGCAACTTGGACGCGGTGTCACGATGGGAAGCTTCAGTATCCTTGGCGGCTTCACGATCATCGATGACGAGGCAACCTTCGGGCAGGGCGTCGTGACCCATCCGTGGATCATCATTGGCGAGAGGGCAATGGTCGGTCTGAACTCCAGCGTCGTCAAGGATGTTGATCCGTTTGCAAAGGTCGCCGGATCTCCGGCTCGACTGCTCGGATCAAACACCAGCAAGGATCGTAGTCTGCCGGCGGAGTATTCTGCAAGCGTTCTATCCGAGTCCGTCTGGGAGCGTTGGGCTGGGTTGAGGGATCGGCAGGCAGGCACGCGGCGGTTATGGGCGTAGTTGTCGTCACGCCGAGCCTTCCGAGCCGGGTTGATCTTCGAGCCGAGTGCGTCGCGTCAGTCATGGCGCAAACGCTCCAGCCTGTCGCGCACATCATCCACTTGGACTATGAGCGGATCGGACCAGCTGCTTGTCTCAACGCGATGCTACCCGCTGCCGTCGAGACTGGTGCGGAGTGGGTCGCGCAGATCGCCGATGATGATCTGATGCTGCCGCGTCATCTGGAGTTGCTCGCCGGGGAGACTGATGCCGACGTGGTGTATTCCTACTGCGACGTGACTGGGCGAGGTGGTTGGAATCCTTCGGCACCCTTCGACGCGGACAGGCTACGCGCTGGCAACTACATCCCCGCAACCACGCTGATCCGCACCGAACTATGCAGCGAGCTCGGCTGGCGGACGGACGCGGCGCACGGATTTGAGGATTGGGATTTCTGGATACGCGCCCTCGACGCCGGCGCTCGCTTCGTGTGCGTTCCGTTCGTGACGTGGGTCTATCGCTTCCACGGCGAGAACCTATCTGCGGCGCTGTAGAATATAGGCATGGCGATCACCAATGGCTACTGCACGCTCGCACAAGTCAAGGCTGCGCTGCGTATTACCGACAACACCGACGACACGCTGATTGAGGGTAGTGTCGAAGCAGCATCGCGTCTGATTGACGGGTATACGCTGCGGAACTTTTACTCGGTCGGCACGGCTACGCGACTATTCACGGCACCCGATCCGCTTTACTGTCCCGTGGACGATCTCGCTGGTACGGCAATCACGATCCAGACCTCGACGCAGGCAGACGGCATCTTCGACGTTACGTTCACGGTGACTGACTATCAACTTGAACCGCTGAACGGTAATCTGGACGGCATCCCGTGGGCGTACGATCGCATTCGCGCAGTCGGTGACTACGCGTTTCCGATGGTGTCCGCTAACTTCGGTGAGCAGGCGCTCGTCAAGGTTACGGGCGTCTGGGGATGGCCGGCGGTTCCGGTAGCAATTGTCCAGGCGACGATCCTCCAGGCGGCGCGTCACTTCAAGCGTTACGACTCCCCGCTTGGTGTCGCTGGCTTCGGTGACTTCGGCGTGGTACGCGTTAGCCGCTTCCTAGATCCTGACGTACAGATGCTTGTCGAGCCGTATAAAAAGATGCGATTGTTCCGGTGACGGCTACTGTCGGGCAAGTCAAGACGGCACTCGCGACAGCTGCCGCAACGATCACGGGCTTACGCACGTACGACCGGCAGCCCGACAATCTGAACGCACCCTTCGCTTTCCCTTCGCTTCAGTCGATTGACTATCACGGCGCTATGGGCGCCGGTTCCATCCTTCAGACGTACACGCTGACCGTCGTAGTTGGTCGCGCGTCTGAGCGCGCTGCCGAGGATCTGCTCGACACTTACCTCGGCTACGGCTCGGGTGGCATTCGTGCCGCGATCGAAGCGGATACCACGCTCGGCGGAGTTGTCCAAACCTGCATCGTCGAATCGGCTGGCACCATCGGCACGATCGACGGCAACGACACGCTATATCTGTCGGTAGATTTCCGCGTCTTGGTCTACACCTAAAGGAGTTTGACGATGGCAAAGTTTATCGTGGCACCCGGCTTTATTGTTGCCGGTAAGACCGAAGGACAAGAGGTCAAGGCGTCCGACGTGGATCGCTTGGACGTGATGATCGAGTCTGGGCGCGTGATTGTCAAAGGCGCAGAATCGTCGTCTACAATGAAGGCACAACCCGACGTGTCCGGCTCCGAGGAGGAGTAACCCAATATGGCTAAGCTCGTTCTCACCAACGCAAACATCACCATCGGCGGCACGGACGTTTCGGCCAACGTCGCCAGCGTCCAGATTGAGACTTCCGTCGACGAGGTGGAAACGACTGCGTTTGGTCCGGGCAACGGCAAGACGCGCGTCGGTGGTCTGCTCGACACGACGATCTCGCTGTCGATGCACAATGACTACAGCGCAATCGAGGGTCTTGTCTATCCGCTGATCGGCAGCACGACGACAATCGTCGTAAAGCCGAACGGTACTGCTGTTTCGACGGCCAATCCCTCCTACTCGATGACGGCCCTTGTTACCGGGTGGTCTCCAGTAAATGGAGCCGTCGGAGAACTGGCCTCGGTCGATATCTCGTGGCCAGTTTCGGGAACGGTAACGAAGGCTGTCGCCTAGTCTGATCGCGTAACCTCTACGCCCAGGGAGGGCTGACGTGGAACTACAATTCAAGATCAAAGAGACAGGCAAGGACAGCGTGCTGGTACGCGCTGCCTTGGTCGACATCGTGGCGTGGGAGGATCGCTTCGAGCGACCATCCTCGACGATGGGTGGCGATTCGATCTTCGCGCGCGACTTCGTGTGGCTGGCGTGGCATTCGCAGAAGCGCACGGGCGCGACGACTCTGGACTTCATGGATTGGGTCGCCACGTTGGATGAGATCGAGGGCGCTGAGGAGACTACGCTTGTCCCTTTGGAGAATCCTCCAGCCATTGGCTCGTCGCCAGTCTCGCAGTAGAGACAGGCATCGCGCCTAGTGTTCTGATGCTGGAGTCGGAGCGGATGCTCTGGACGATGCTGGGCTATATTCGCTGGCGAAGCGTTCACGCGAACCGGTAGACTGACCGTATGGCTACGCAGCAGATACGTGGCTTGGATGATGCGCTGAAGACGCTAGGCAAGATGGATCCGGTGCTGCGTCGAGAGGCCGTCAAGACAGTCAAGAAAGACGTGCAGCCGATCGTGTCCGCTATCAAGGCTGGGCTGCCGAAGGCTCCGCTATCTAACTGGGTTCCTCCGAAGCAGTCAAGCGCGCGGCGGGGAACTGTCTCTGCTGGTCGTAGTGGTGCAGCGGGGACACCTTACTGGGAATTGGGCAAGGCCAAGAGTGGTGTTCGATCGAGTGTCAAGAGACAGAGCGCACGCCAGATGAAAGGGAAGCAGATTCTTGTCAGCATTCGTCAGACAAACGGTGCAGGCGAGGTCTTCGATATGGCTGGCAAGCAAACTAGCAACACCTTTACGCGCAACCTATCTGCAAAGTGGGGCGGACCGTCGCGCCTTATGTGGCCGACCGTGGAGAAGCACAAGCCAACCGTCTTAGCGTCGATCAAAAGGAGCGTGACTAGTATGGAGGACATTATCAATGAAGAGTTGCGGCTACGTGGCTACACGCGCGGCCGGCCGAGCGGCTCCCCTCATTACCGGTAACGATAGGCAGGTAGAATAGACTCATGGCTATTGTAATTCCGATTGGCGTTGATACCTCCGGTCTATCGCGCGGACTCTCGCAAGGCACTAGCGGTCTCCGCAAGTTCGGCAAGATGGCTGCCATTGTCGGCGGCGCAGCTGCGCTTGGTGGCTTGGTCGCGACGTTGAAGATCGGCGTCGACGAGTTCATGGGTGCGCAGAAGGTATTGGCGCAGACGGGCGCGGTGCTGAAGTCGACGGGTGGCGCTGCAAACGTCACGAGTAAGCAGATCACCACGATGTCGGAAAGCCTGATGAAGTTGAGTGGCGTCGATGACGAAGCGATCCAATCCGGGCAAAACTTATTGTTGACGTTCACCAAAATACGCAACGAGACTGGCAAGGGAAATAATATCTTCGACCAGGCTACGCTGGCGATGACGAATCTGTCCGTTGCGATGGGGAAGGATCTGAGCTCTTCGGCGATCCTTGTTGGTAAGGCGCTGAACGATCCCGTCAAGGGTGTCGGAGCCTTGTCCCGTGCTGGCGTTCAATTCACGGCGTCGCAGAAGGACACGATCAAGGCGCTCGTAGATTCTGGCAACGTCATGGGCGCCCAGAAGATGATCCTAAAAGAGCTCGAGGTGCAGTTTGGTGGGAGCGCGAAAGCGGCTGGTCAGACGCTACCGGGTCAGCTCAATATTCTCAAGGAGACATTCCGCAATCTTGCCGCTGATCTAATCGCCGGATTCATTCCAGCGGTCAGTCGTGGTGCGGAGATATTCCTCGGTTTTGTTCGTGACATTGCGAAGCAGCCGACGCTATCGGCAAAGATCCAGTTTGTTATTGGGACTTTTGCTGGTGCTGCGTGGCGCGGGGTCCAGTCAATCATCGATTGGTGGACGACACCGAAGACAGAGTTTGAGAAGAGTCCAACGAGTGGACTGCATATCAAGTTGATCCCGGCTGGTAAGGATCAGGTCGCCGCGTTCTTTACATCACTAAATATTGCGATGAAACAGAAGGCCAACGAGTTTGGTAATACCATTGGCTTTGGCATTATGGATGCGATCTTTGGCGGGGCGAAGTCGCAGGCTGGTAAGAACGCGAAGAATACCCTCGGACTATTTGTCACGTTGCTCAATCCTGTTGCGCTGAACGAGTGGGCGGGTGGCGTTGGTCGAGAGATGATTGCTGGATTGTGGGACGGTATTACGCAATGGCTGAACGAGAATCCCGGCATCGCTACGAAGGCGATCAAAGACTGGTTTATGTCTGCTGGCGATTCGATTGGTGGCGTTATTGGTGAAGCATTCAGGTCGATGACGCGAGAAGCACGCAAGGGCGCTCCAGTCTTCATTGGTGTCATCACGAAGACCGTGCGCGAAGCCGTGAACGCTGCGCGCCAGGGACTGGCTGGTCTTGGTTCATCGCTTGGCGGGATGCTCTCGACGATCACAGGTACGTCCTCGCCGGACGCGAAGCGTGCTGCCGAGATTCGCGCGCAGCAGAAGGCTGAAGCGACTACGCGCGAGCGTGCGCGCCTGACGCTTGTGAGGGATTCTGCCGCTACTGATGAAGATCTCGCGCAAGCCAAGCAGGATCTTGCTGATTTCGAGTTGGAGGTTGACGCGACATCTGCTGAAGAGCGCGTGGCGATCGCGCAGTCTGCGAATCAGCGGTCGATCGATAATCTGATTGAGTCGTTCAATCGGGGCAATATTAGCGCGCAGGCTTTCTCGGCGGGTCTTGACGCGATCATTGGTGCTGACCGAGGTGGCGAACTCGGCGCAGCATTTGCTGGCGCGTTTGGTCGGGAGTTGGAATCGATCAAGGCTGCGGCGAGTGATATCCAGAACGTGATCGATCGGTACGGCAAGGGCAATCTCCCGATCACGGCTGACAAGCCGACGCCGGCGATGGATGCTGCTCGTACTGCTGCGCTCAATCAATGGAAAGAGGATCGTGCTGCTCGGTTGAAGAAGGCTCGTGATGGTCGGAAGAAAGACGGCATCACGAAGGAAGAGCAAACTGATATCAATAACATCATGAAGAAGTGGGACGAGGACCATCCAAAGCCTGTTGCGATGGCCGCCGGCGGCATCCTAAAGCGTCAGGTCTTCACGGCTGGTGAGGCTGGTCGCGAGGCGGTGATCCCGCTCGGGTCGAGTGAGGCGATGGGAATCATGCGGGATGCGCTCGGTGGTGGCGGAGGCGGGGCAACCTACAATCTGGTGATCAACGCTGGACTCGGCACGAACCCTGACGAGCTCGGTCGCACGATCGTCGAGTCGATCAAGAAGTTTGAGAAGCGCAACGGGCAAGTGTTCGCTGGTCCGCAGATTCAAGCCACCTCGGCTGGCGTCTCGACCAACGGTGGAACGCAGACGCGCAACCTAAGGAAGAACTAGGTGGCGACGCCGAGCCTGCTAGTCCAGATCGGCTTCGACACGTCGAGCCAGGGTGGTCCGTTCTTTCTGTGGGGATCGGGGACGGCGACGAATACGCCAGCGGCTATAGCTGCGAATCCGCAGAGCATCTTTGACAACACGGACTACCGCTTTGGCGGGACGCTGAACTATGACGTGACGACTCGCGTCCGTTCCGTGTCGATCACGCGCGGCAGGTCGCGCGAGTTGGATCGTTACCAGACCGGCGTTGCCAACATTACCTTCAATAATCAAGACCGCGCATTCGATCCGTTCTACACGTCGTCGCCCTATTACCCGGATATCAAGCCGCGCCGGAACGTGACGATCTCGACGATCACGGGCGCGTCAACGGCTGTCCAATTCACCGGGATCATCGAGGACTGGGGACTTGATTACAACGTCAGCGGCGAGTCTACGGCTGGCGCGGTTGCTGCTGATGGATTCATCACGTTCGGTGGTCAGCAGATATCCGCGCACACGGCAACGAGTCAGACGTCGGGAGCGCGTATCGCGGCGATCCTGAACCGCACCGAGATCGACTGGCCGACAACATTGCGGAACATTGACACGGGCGCGCAGACGCTACAGGCTGACGTGGTAGATGCTGGCACGGATGCGCTCGGGTATTTGCAGCTGATCGAGGCGTCTGAGCCTGGTCAACTCTTCATGTCGAAGTCGAACGCGGTGACGTTCAAGAATCGGAACTCTGGCGCGACGATCGGCACCGTCACGTTCTCGGACGCCGGCGGCACCACGATCCCGTACACCGACATCACCGTGTCGTACGGCACCGAGCTCTTGTATAACCGGGTGAACATCGCGCGGCTAGGTGGCTCAATCCAGACCGCTGCCGGAAGCGCATCGCAGAGTGAGTACGGCATCACTTCGCTGGACTACAACGGGCTGCTGATCGACACCGACGCGAACGCGCTCGCGCTCTCGCAATACCTAGTTGGCAAGTATGACGAGCCAGACCTGCGCTTCGACACGATGACGGTCGAGCTGGCTGGACTCGGCACCGCTGACCAATCGAAGGTTCTCGGCTTGGAGATCGCAGACATCATCCTGCTGGAGTACCAGCCCAATCGGATCGGGACGCGGATCTCGAAGAACGTGCAGATCATTGGCATCCGAAACGAGATGCGTCCGATGACGCATAAGGTCACGTTCTCGCTGGCGTCAACGGACACGGCTGCGATGGTCTGGGCGGGTGGTACCGTGACGAGTGGCACGGCAGTCGCAGCCGAGTACCCGTTTAGTATTATTGGCACGTCGACATTCGGACTCTAGGGGCAGGTAGAATAGACTCATGGCGTATGTAACTCCGGGAACTGTGGCAGCTGGCGATGTAGCGACGGCAGCCGCTTGGAATGTGTTGACGAATGATGTGATTGCCCATCAAAGCATCATGAGCAACGTAGTTGAGGGAACGTATTCAACCGCTGTCACCAATTCGACAGTTACTTACGCAACAAGTAATCTTGCCGCCACGATCACACCTTTTTCGACCGCTTCAAGAATCAAAGTCGAATATCACGTTCAGGGCTACAAGCCTTCAGGCGTAACCGCTACTGGAATGAATCTCATTGTCTACGTTGGCGCAAGTCAAATTGTGCCAAGTACCCGACAACAAATGGGAAACGTTGGTGCCAGCACTAATGTGGTTTTTACTGTGGACAATGCGTTTATACACTCCCCAGCAACCACAAGCGCCACAACCTATACGCTCTACTTCGCTTCAACAGTAGCCGGTCAAACAGTAGAACTCCACTCGTACGGCGTAAACTCTCCTGGTCACATAATCCTCACCGAAATCCCAGCCTAACCTAGCGTCCCCCGCCGGGTTGCTTGCGACTCGACACGTATCCCCAACTCCCCGAGCGTGACGGGTGGGATTAGACTCCGAGATACTTTATAAACATGCTTGCTTCTGCAAAGTAATTAGCGGCTGCTGCTCCAGCGGTAACATTGAAAGTTGGCAAGATCGTTAGCGTCTGGTTTGCTGTAGCAAGAACAGAAAATACTGCACAAGACGAGGAGTTGTTATCTGTTGTTGGCTCTGCCGTACACGACATAGTGCTCTCGTAATACTTTGTAGATGTTCCCCCAAAATTAGTTGTACCTCGGAACACGGTGAACGCCTGTGCCGCAAGCAGTTCCATCGTTACGGCAACTTCATAATACCCAGCAGCAAGAAGCGTGACCGTCAACGTGCCACCCGAGTTTGCCAACGTAAAATACGTTGAGTTTGCGTAAGAAGCCAAAGCCGTCGCCGATGGTGCGGTATCTGTTCCAGATACATTAGTTGGATTCCAACGAGTCCATTGATACGTCGCACTCGGATGACTAATTGGTCCAGCCGCCAACGCGATCACATCATTCGTCAACACATTCCAAGCGGCTGCCGTCGCTACATCGCCAGCTGCCAGCACGTGAACCTTGCCACGAAGTCCATTACAATAGGCTCATGTCTGATGCCGAAGTTGAGCGATTGTATCGGGCGATGGAAGCTCTCCGCATCGAGGTCGTGCAGTACCGCGCGGATCTCAATGGCAGGCTGCGGATGCTAGAGGTTCACAGCGCCGAGGTCGATGCGCGTGAGGATCAGCGCACGATGACGCGGAGTGTGACGTTGGCGTATATTGCGGGGATCGCCGCGGTGACGGGTATCATTAGTGCTGTTGTCACGAATCTACTGTAGGGAGTCACAATGCAGATCAGTCCGAAAGTCACCGCAGCCGCTCTTGCTGCCGCGCTCGTCACCATCATCGTCTGGGGCGCCAGTCTCGCCGGCGTCGAGATCCCGACCGTCGTCCAGGGCGCGATCATTACCATCCTCGTTGCCGCTGCTGGCTACGTCGTACGCGACCCAGCGCGGTCGTGAAGATCCTCCGCCTGACCTCGCCGCTGACCGAGGGCACCGGCGTCGCCCTCGCGCAGCAGCACCTCGTCAAGTATGGCGTGCTGGCAAAAACCGCCGTAGACGGCATCTATGGTCCCGTTACGGCGAACGCAGCGAAGAGGGCTAAGTACCTGCTGGGCTACGCAGACACCGTAGGGACGTACGACGCCACGTTACAGGCGTACATGAGTGGCAAGACGAAGCCGACGGTGGCGATGCGCGCCCGAGTAGCGGCGCGTAAGCGTAAGCCGCTGCCGTCCGTGACTCTCGGTGAGCGTGCCGCTGACCGGATGGTGAGCTGGTACATGGCGCGATGGAGTGAGAAGCCGGCCGGGTCGAATGTCGTGCCGCAGTTGTCTCTGCTCTGCAAGGATATGAAGCTTGCTGCGTACTATTACCAGATGGGTTATGCATGGTGCGCGCTCGCAGCGTTTACCGCCTATCTCGCCGAAGGATCTACGGCCGGGAAGTACGGTCTACGTGAGGGCAAATACAACGCGCTCTACACGCCAGAGATCCGCGCGGTAGCCGAGCGTGGCGCGTACGGCTTGGCTACCCAATCGAAGACGACGATCGTCAAAGGCACCGCGCTCCTGTTCGACTTCGGCGGCTCGAACGGCACCGAGGTCGACCATATCGGCATCGCCCTCGGCAAGCCTGGTCAAGTCGTCAAGGCTGGCGGTAAGACGTGGCGACCCGGCAAGAACTCCGTGGTCACCGTGGAGGGTAACACCTCCTATGACGCCAGCGGCAGCGACGCTAACGGAGGCTGCGTTGCGATCCGCACGCGAAGCCTGACCGTCATCCGCGCGGCGGTACGCGTACAATAACGGACGACACCACCGGGAGGGATTCGGCATGGGACTGCTAGACGAGATCGGCGCACAAACGAAGTCGCGACATAGACCGTGCATCGTGACGGAGATCCTCGACGACTTGCCAATCGAGGACGCGCGAGAACTACAGCTAGCCCTCGACGATGCGGCGATGACTCACACCGCGATCACGCGCGTACTCGTCAACCGTGGCTATCCCGTCGCGCCGAACGGCAAGCAGGTCGCCAACCATCGTCACGGATCCTGTCAATGTCGGGGCTAGGCCACGAACTCGCGCTCGAAGTGCGGTGTGACGAACTAGCGCAAACGTGCGCGCATTTGCAGCGGCAACTTGCACGCGCGAAGGGGAAGTCGGCGGATCTGGTCGATGCCGTCGAGCGTGCCGCGCTAGAGTCGTCGAGCATCGCCGGTCGTGGCAAGGCAGTCAAGGCGCCGAAGCGTGACAAGCGACCAGGCGGCGAGGTCGCCCTGCTCCACCTGACTGATTGGCAGCTAGGTAAGCAGACCGAATCGTACGACACCGAGGTTTGTCGGCGGCGGGTGATGGTGACCGTAGCAAAAGTGCTACGGCTGACGGAGATACAACGCGCAGCGCATCCCGTCGATGAGATTCACGTCATGCTCGGCGGCGACCTGATCGAGAACGTGACCATATTCAAGATGCAGCCCTTTGAGGTGGATTCGTCTGCGACGATGCAAGTCTTCGCAGCTGCAACCCTGATCGAGTCCGTGCTGCTGACGCTGCTGGAGAACTTCGAGCGCGTCGTCGTCCATGAGGTCCGCGGCAACCACGGCAGGATCGGGCAGAAGGGCGAGACTCCAGACAACTGGGATCGCGTCGTCGGCAGGATCGTCCGCGAGCGCCTAATTGATCCGCGCCTCGCGTGGGAAGTACCAGACAACTGGTACGCCATCGGCGAGATCGGCGAGTATCGATTCCTCTTGGTCCACGGTGATCAGATCAAATCGTTCGGCGGCAATACGCCGGCGTTCGGGATCATTCGCAAAGCTACAGCGTGGAGCTCGGGCGTGCTGGAAGGGTGGGACGATTTGTATCTTGGCCACTATCACCACGTATCGCAGTTTCAGATCCCGAACGGTGGCCGGGTGTTCATGACGGGTAGCACCGAATCTGGCAGCGAGTATGCACGCGAGTTTGTCAGCGCTAAGGGCAAGGCATCGCAGCGCTTGCACTTCGTCGACCCGCGAGCCGGGCGCGTCACGGCTGAGTACGTCATCTGGCTCGACTAGGCTCGCCGTACACGTCCGGCGTGAACTGCGTAGGACTTGGGGCGATGCCGCGTAGATAACCACGGCACCTATCTACAAGATGGTGCGGAAGCGTATCAACCAGATACGCTCTAGCCGCGCATTCACGCGAAGTAAGAGCGCCTTACCGATCCACGTCGCAAGATTGCGCGACTTAGGTATTGGATAGTATCGCCCAGACGGATACTATCCAAGCCTAATCCTCGGTCGCGTACGCGCCGAACTGGCGCGCATGAACATCGACGTGCGAGGTAAGCGCGCCCTACCGGCGCACGTCGCAGAGTTACGCGACTCCGCCACGATCCTTCGGATACTCGTACGTCTTATTGATCTCCGAGAATCTCGCGCGCAGTTGCGCTGTCTCTTTTTTATTGGCACCGCAAAGCATCGCGTACTTGTGCTTCGGCGGGACGGGGATGCTATCCGATTCGGCGTGCTTGACTTTGCTTTGCTCGCGTAGTTGCTGCTCGATGTCGTCGGGGATGTTGTCCCACGCCATCCCCGTCGCGTGGCACCAGTCTGGACGCCAACGGATACCGAGCTCTTTGGCGTACCTCTTGTATGCCGAACGGGAACGGAAGAAGCGATCCGACACGTACTTCCCCGTGTACGGATTTATGTGTCGCGTCGCCGCGCCCGAGGTCTGACCGAGGTAGTAGAAATTGCAGGCTTGGTAAATCGTGCCGAGTTCCTTCGCCATCGGGTCGGAGTACGCCGTGAACAATCGGTATTGCGTGGTCTGCGCCATGTCTTTGATGCTCGACATGATGAACGCGCTGGCGAGATTCTTCGGCGACCAGGACACGCACGCGCCTCGACTGATTAGACGTTCAAGGTTCGGAGTATCTTCGCCGAGGAGTTTGCTAAACGCGTTAGGCATGTTGAACAGGAGGGCGCCGGCGAGGATCGTGCCGTGATACGCGCCATACCAATGCGTCGTGTATTGGGATAGGTTGCCGAGCCATTCGTGCCGATGGATGAACCGCGTAAGATCCCGCTTGTCTTCGGTACTGGTGACTTGGCGAAACTCGAAGTCTGACACGCGCAAGGTTGCGGCGTAGTCCTCGGTCATGCCGGCGTCGAGTAAGTCGTCTACGCGGTTACGCAGACGAATGTCGTACTGCCAGCAATGCGACTCCGTATACTCGCGAGTCTCCGGCGCGTTCGGCTGCGTCGATTCTTCCTGCCATAGTTGCAGGGCGCCTTGCATCTAATCCTCCGTCGAGTACGCGCCGAATTGGCGCCCGTGAACATCGGCGCCCGAGCCGGGTGCGCCGAAGCGTTTGCGCCATTCGGTGATCGTGTACGTACAATCGTCTGTACCATCGTCAAAGACGTGGACGCTGACGATGGGCGGCTCTCCGCCTTTACGCTTACCGTACTTCGCGCCGGCGTCATTCGACCAGGGCGCGTACAACTCACCATCTCCACGCGCTAGGTCGATCGCGTCGAGGAACGTCTGCGCGCGTGGACCCCAGCGCGCGATGATCTGGTGACGCGCACCCTTCGGGATACGCCGATCGCCCGTGACGTAGCGCGTGACGCGTGGACGCTCGCATCCAATCACCTTAGCGAGCTCGTCCGCATCGATCTCCAACTCGATCATTAGCGCGCGACTTGGCGACAACCGAGGCATTACGCAGCCGCCTTCGCCGCTCGACGCTTAGACTTCGCAGCCAGCTTCGCGGCGCCACGGTCAAGGCGGACCTTCAGGTTCGCCGCGATCTTGTTCTGACCTGTTCGCTTGCGCCTACGGTTGCTCATTACG